TTAGATCCGGTTCTTAAGTGCATATAACATTTCGAGCGCACGACGCGGTGTAACGTCATCCAGATCCAGTTTGGCCAACTCATCCAGCACCGGATGCGGGAGGCTGGCAAACATGTCGCTCTGTTGCGGCGCTGCCGGTTTGCCCTTGGCGGCCGGTTTCGGCGCCTCATGTGGCAGCGCGGTATCTTCCAGGCGGCTCAAGTGTTCACGCGCACGCACGATAACTTCGCTCGGCACTCCGGCCAGTTGTGCAACCGCAAGGCCATAACTCTGGCTCGCCGGCCCCGGCAACACATGGTGCAGGAAGACGATGCGTTCATTGTGTTCGGTGGCATTGAGGTGCACGTTGGCCACCAGCGGTTCGGCTTCCGGCAACACGGTCAGTTCGAAATAGTGCGTCGCAAACAGAGTATAGGCCCGCAACTGCGCCAAACGCTCCGCCGCCGCCCACGCCAGGGACAGACCATCAAAGGTGCTGGTGCCGCGCCCGACTTCGTCCATCAGCACCAGGCTGCGCTCGGTAGCGTTGTGCAGAATGTTCGCGGTTTCGCTCATTTCCACCATGAAGGTCGAGCGCCCGCCGGCGAGGTCGTCGCTGGAACCGATCCGGGTGAAGATCCGGTCCACCAGCGACAGTTCGCAACTGGCTGCCGGCACGAAGCTGCCGATGTGCGCCAGCAGCACAATCAGTGCAGTCTGGCGCATATAGGTGGATTTACCGCCCATGTTCGGGCCGGTGATCACCAGCATGCGGGTGTTGTCGTCCAGGCTCAGGTCGTTGGCCACGAACGGCGTGGTCAGCACTTGCTCGACCACCGGGTGGCGGCCCTGGGAGATGCGCATGCACGGTTCGCTGACGAACGTCGGGCAATTCAGGTCGAGGTTCAGCGCACGTTCGGCGAGGTTGCTCAGCACGTCCAGTTCGGCGAGAGCCGAGGCGGTGTCCTGCAATGGCGGCAACTGGCTGATCAGATCTTCCAGCAATGCTTCATAAAGCATCTTCTCGCGGGCCAGGGCACGGCTCTTGGCAGACAGTGCCTTGTCTTCAAACTCTTTCAGCTCCGGGGTGATAAAGCGCTCGGCACCTTTGAGGGTCTGGCGGCGGATGTAATCTGCCGGCGCCGATTCAGCCTGTTTGCTAGGCAACTCGATGAAGTAACCGTGGATGCGGTTGTAGCCGACTTTCAGGTTGGCGAGGCCGGTACGGGCCTTCTCCCGGGCTTCCAGATCGATCAGGAACTGGCCGGCGTTCTCGCTCAGCGATTGCAGCTCGTCGAGTTCGCTGTCGTAACCGGTTTTCAGCACGCCGCCGTCGCGGATCACCGCCGGCGGATTGTCGATGATGGCTTTTTCCAGCAGCGCCGCCAGTTCCGGATAAGTGCTGGTGGTGGCCGCCAGGCGTTGCAGGTGCGGCGCTTCCAGGTCAGCCATTGCCACTTGCAGTTCAGGCAACGCGCCGAGTGCATCGCGCAAGCGGGCGAGGTCGCGAGGGCGGGCATTGCGCAGGCCGATCCGCGCCAGAATCCGCTCGATATCGCCGATTTCCTTGAGCTGCGGTTGCAGATTTTCAAAGCGATAGCGGTCGAGCAGGCAAGTGATCGAACTCTGGCGAGCGAGCAGCACGGTCAGATCGCGCAACGGACGGTTGAGCCAACGGGTCAGCAAACGGCTGCCCATGGCGGTCTGGCAACGATCGACAACCGATTGCAGGGTGTTGTCGCGGCCGCCGGCCAGGTTGGTATCGAGTTCGAGGTTACGGCGGCTGGCGCCGTCCAGCACCACGGTGTCGTCCAGCCGTTCATGACGCAGGCTGCGCAGATGGGGCAGGGCGGTGCGCTGAGTTTCCTTGGCATACGCCAGCAGGCAACCGGCGGCGCCGATGGCCAGGGTCAGGGTTTCGCAGCCAAAACCTTTCAGGTCCTGGGTGGAGAATTGCTGGCAGAGACTTTTCAGCGCCGAGTCGCGCTCGAAATCCCACGGTGCACGGCGGCGAACGCCACGGCGTTTTTCCGCCGGCAGATCCTTCGGCCAGTCATCGGGGATCAGCAGCTCGACCGGGTTGACTCGCTCCAGTTCCGCCAGCAGGTTTTCCCAGCCCTTGATCTCCAGCACGGTGAAGTTGCCGCTGGTGATGTCCAGCACGGCCAGGCCGAACAAACGCTCATCGCCCAGCACCGCCGCGATCAGGTTGTCGCGGCGCTCATCGAGCAGCGCCTCATCGCTGACCGTACCCGGGGTGATGATCCGCACCACCTGACGCTCCACCGGGCCCTTGCTGGTGGCCGGGTCGCCAACCTGCTCGCAGATCACGACCGACTCGCCGAGCTTGACCAGCTTCGCCAGATAACCTTCCGCCGCGTGATACGGAATCCCGCACATCGGAATCGCCTGACCCGCCGACTGCCCGCGCGCGGTCAGGGTGATGTCCAGCAACTTGGCCGCCTTCTTCGCGTCTTCGTAGAAGATCTCGTAGAAGTCGCCCATGCGGTAGAACATCAGCTGGTCCGGGTGCTGATTCTTTAGGCGCCAGTACTGCTGCATCATCGGAGTGTGGGAGGACAGGTCGGAGACGGCTTTATTCATCGGATTGTCAGGTAACTCGTTGGAATGTGTGGGGCAAAAGCGCGGCAGTCGCCGGGCTTTTCCGCGATGGGCGCAAGGTTACCATGGGCGGTCTGTCGGACGCAGGCATCGCGGCCGGGTGACATCTATCTGGTGCAAAAACGTCGACTATGCACGATTTATGCAAATCAGCATTTGTCTTCGCGAAAAACTTCAAGCACTATGCGCGTTATGCAAAAACGCAACGTATCCTCCGTCTTAAGAGCACTGCTCGATCAGCACGGGATCTCCCCCACGGAGCTCCACCGTCGCACCGGCGTGCCTCAATCCACGCTCTCGCGAATTCTCAGCGGGAAGATCGTCGATCCTTCAGATAAGCACATCTCGAAGATCGCCGAGTACTTTGCCGTGAGCACCGACCAGTTGCGCGGGCGCGCGGATGTTGCGCCCGCCGCCAACGCCGGACGCGACGAGTTGCATTCCGAACTCAAGGACATAAGCCTGTGGGACGACGACACCCCCGTCGATGACGACGAGGTGTCGGTGCCCTTTCTTCGCGAGGTTGAATTGGCTGCTGGATCAGGAAGATTCGTCATCGAAGAGAGCGAACGCTCCAGCCTGCGCTTCGGCAAACGCAGCCTGCGCCATAACGGTGTGCAGTTCGATCAGGCCAAATGCGTGACGGTACGGGGCAACAGCATGTTGCCGGTGCTGCGCGACGGTGCCACGGTTGGGGTCAACGCGGGAAAATGCGGGATCGGCGACATCATCGATGGCGACCTTTATGCGATCAACCACAACGGTCAACTGCGGGTGAAGCAGCTTTATCGCCTGCCTACCGGTATCCGTCTGCGCAGCTTCAATCGCGATGAGCATCCGGACGAGGACTACAGCTTCCAGGACATGCAGGAAGAGCAGATCGTCATCCTCGGTCACGTCTTCTGGTGGGGCATGTACGCCCGGTAACCCGATCCCTTTCGGATAAAACCCGCCTCGGCGGGTTTTTTTTCGCCTGTAGAAAACCGGGCAACCCTTGATTGGCGGGGCTTCCATGCATCCGCGCATTTCTCGTGCATAAATAAATGCATTTACGCATTGACTGTATATGCATCCATGCATATTCTTGCCACCAAGCCGCTCGACAAAGCGGCTGGCAACAACAGCTCTTTAGTTCCACAAGAACAGGCAGCGATGGACCGGCCTCAACGGTTCAGAGGGTTGGCAACTGACCCGGGTGTGCAGCGTAAAGCACCAGAAGCAGTTATCCGGCGGGCAGGGACCGCGGTCGGAAAAACAATTTGAATGGACTCGTACCGCGCCAGTAGCGCCGAAAAGTCAGCTTCCTTCACGTACACAGGATTGAAGGAAGGCAAAGGAGTGCATTACTGAAAAGCCCGGCGGGTTGCCGGGCTTTTTGGAATGCCTACTGAGCTCATCGCTGCACCCCCCTCTGCAATAAAGCAATCGGCTGAACAACAACCAAGGAAATCAGGATGAACCGTTACGTACTCACAATATATGCGAATTACATCATCGTTCTTCAGGTGCTGGATACTGATGGACCGCTGCCGGCCATACCTCTTGGTGAACCGGATGCCGCATGGCGAGATGTCACCGGTGATACCACCGCGCAACCGGGAATGAGAATGGATTACGGTCCATACGGGGTGACGTTCAGTGCGATCCCCGTCTCCGAGCACGAGTGGATCAACAATGCCCGCATGCAGCAACGGTTCGACGCAGCCGAACGCTGGCTGAGGTTCAACCCGCTGCAATACAGGCTGGATCTTGGCATCGCCAGTCCGGCAGATGAGGCGGCGCTGGTTGCCTACAAGCAGTACGTCGTTGCCGTAAGCGAAGTGAAAAAACAATCCGTGTTCCCGGTGCTCGACTGGCCGGTGGCTCCTTTCTGACTTACTTCCAGTGAAAGCGCATTACTGAAAAGCCCGGCGAATTGCCGGGCTTTTTGGAATGCCTGCCCGATGCAGTCAGATCAACGTATGCCGAGATATCGGCGATCCAATAAGGATGTGAGCAATGAGCTTGAAAAAATATGCACGTGTAGTGAATGGCAAAGTCGACAACATTTTCGAAACTGCCAATCCGATCACCGAAGAATTTCCCGGCGATCAAGTGTGGGTCGACGTTACCGCCACCTTGGCTGGCCAGGTCGATTACGGCCATAACGCAGTCAACACCGACGGCGTCTGGTCTTTTGCACCCGAGTTCCCTTGGGGCCAATCGGTGTTGGGCGAACAACTGCGCAATGAGAAGACGCGTCGGTTCGACAACGTAGTCACTCGTGTCGCCGCCGCCGGTCTGCAATACAAAGTTGATCTGGGCATTGCCACTACAGCGGAGCAGGTGTACCTGGCCGCGTTCAAGGAGTACTGCGTGGCCTTCACTCAGGTCAATAAGCAGCCGGGTTTTCCGGTGACCATCGTTTGGCCTGAGTTGCCGTAAAGGCGCAAGAGCGCACTACTGAAAAGCCCGGTCCCTGTGCCGGTCCCTGTGCCGGGCTTTCTGGAATATCCGCCTGATGCAGGCGCTTCAACAAAGTTTCGCGGCATGAACATGGCCTGGCAGGGAATCAAAAGGATTTGCCGATGTTGAAAGAGTGCCGCTGTGGCAGCTGCAAACGACTGCTCGCCCGGGTGGGTAGGTACACAGAACTCCAGATCAAATGTTCCCGCTGCGGAACATTGAATCATGTGAAGGCCACGAGTCTCGAGCGATCGCCTGTGAGCGACATGCGTGCTGCATCGCCAGCACAACCTGATCAATCTCCTCATAGGTAAAGACATGAATATTCTCAAGAAATACGTAGCTCCGTTTCTCGCTATTGCACTGCTGGGCAATGGCGGCAGCGCAATCGCCGCCAACCTCCTGGTGAACGGCAGCTTTGAACAATCGACATGCGGTGGTGGCTGCATTCTGGACACCCCGGCAAAAACCAATGCCATCACAGGCTGGACGACGTTCCTGTCCGGTGCCGAATACTTCAACATGCCCAATGCCATCGGCGGTTCTGTGGCAGCAGATGGCGTGATGATCGTCGACCTGGCCAACTACGTTTATGGCAACGGTGGCGGGATTCAGCAGAATTTCGCGACCACTCCGGGCGCCAAGTACCGTCTGACTTTCAGTGCCGGCAACTCCCGATTCGCCAGCCGCTCCGGCGACGGTGTCATTCAGGTGAAAGTGGCCGGGCAAACCGCTACGTTCAACACACCGACAGCCAAAGGCGTCGCGGTCGAGTGGAGCACCGTCACTTACGAGTTCACCGCGATTACCGCGCAGACAACTCTGGCGTTTTCCAACGAGCAGAACCCGTACGCCAACTACGCCTTCATCGACAACGTCATTGTCGAGCGCCTGTAACTGCTGAATGCGCGGAACCTGTAGCTGTTCTTCCCCGCTTCAGAGGCGACACCCGTCCGGTGTCGCCTCTTCACTTCTCTTCATTCATCAACGCTTTCAGGAGGCGTGACATGACAACCGAGCAACAAGCATTGGCTGACATGCCGATCTGGCTGGTCATCCTCCTTGCCGTCGTGGGCGGGGTGTCCGGCGAAATGTGGCGCGCCGACAAGGAAGGCGCCCGTGGCTGGCCACTACTGCGACGCCTGGCCCTGCGCTCCGGCGCCTGCATGATCTGCGGTGTCTCGGCGATCATGCTGCTGTATGCCGCCGGGCTGTCGATCTGGGCCGCCGGGGCATTTGGTTGCCTCACTGCAATGGCCGGTGCCGACGTCGCCATCGGCCTTTACGAACGCTGGGCTGCCAAGCGCATCGGCGTCTGCGAAGTTCCGCCGCGCGACCCGCAATAACCCATTCACTTTCCTGTCTCGCTGCACGCCGTGCGGCGGGACTTCGCGTGGACATCAGAAAAAGGAGGTCAAGCATGCCCACACCGATCCAGCAGCCTTCGCAGCTGTTCACGGCGATGGCGACAGCCTTGCGCAACAGCTCCGAGCTGAACGTGCAGGTCGGTAATCACGATGACTTCACGACCCCCGGCGACAAGGCCTGGGTGCTGATCGACATCGAGCGAAATGCATCGGGAGAGCGCGCCGCCACCGGGCGCATTGCCCATGTGCTGACGCTGTCGCTGCAAGTCATTCCGGCGCTGTCTGCCACGGCGTTTGCCGCCTGTGACCTGATCGCCGCCCTGAAGAATCTGGTCACCGACAACCGTTGGGGCTTGCCCGGCGATCAATGCGATCTGCCGATGAACATCGATGGATTACCTTCACTGGCGATTCGCGCCGATCAGCCAAACAAGGCGTGGACCCTGACATTCAACCAGACCCTCTATCTTGGCCCGACCTTGCTCGACGACCCGCTCGGCACACCGAAATTCGCCCGCACCTGGGAAGTCAGCGACATCGACGATCCCGACCAATACACCTCGCTGGAGGCCTGATCGATGTTCGACGCGTTACTGCGAATGCAGCTGGGCCCGATCATCGAGCGCCTGGCCGAGATGGAAGCGGAGATCGAAGACCTGCACCGGCGCGCCGAGAGTTATTGCCGTATCGGCATCTGTCAGGAAGTCGATGCCGCCAGTAACACCTGCCGGGTCAGCCACGGTGGATTGCTCACCCCGGCCATCAAGTTCTTCAACCCGAGTGCCGGCGCGCAGAGCGAGTCGCGGATCCCGACGGTGGGCGAACAGTGTCTGCTGCTGAACTACGGCAGCGGCGAAAGCGGTGCACAAAGCGTGGCGCTGTTCGGCCTGAACAGTGACCGTTTTCCGCCGACCTCGACGATCCCGACGTTGACTCGTCGCGTCCATCAGGACGGCAGCGAAAGCGGCTACGACGACGCCACGCACACGCTGCACTGGCAAAACGGTCCGGCCGCCTTCAACGGTTCTCGCGAAGCGCTTGTGATGAGCATCGGTCCGGCACGGCTGGCGATGACCCCGCAAGCGATCAACCTGCAACTGGGCGCGGTCGGCCTGACCATCGACGCCTCGGGCGTGCATTTCAGCGGCCCGTTGGTGGATCACCAAGGCCGTGTCATCAGCCCCTGAATCAAGAGCTTCCCATGATCGGAATCGATAGAGACAGCGGGGCCACGGTCGACGACTGGCTGCAATTCGTGCAGCGCGCGACCCGGGCCCTGACCACGCCGCTGGGCACCCGGCAAAAACGGCCCTTGTACGGTTCGCTGATCCCCACGCTGCTGGGGCAGAACCTGGGCGACGACATCCTGTTGCTCGCCCAGAGCCACGCGGCCCAGGCGTTCTACAACCCGCAAAACGGCATCGGCGATTTCCAGCCCGGCGTGATCGTCGCCACCCGACAGGGCGCGGGATTGCTGTTGCGATTTGCCGGCACCTGGAAAAACCGCCAACAGACTTTCGAGGTCGTGACATGAGCATGTTGATCCCTGGCCAGAACCAGTTGGCCGAACCCTCCTTGATCAAGGTCGATGCCTTCGAGGATCTGCTCGCCGAGTTCAAGACCTTCGTCGTCGAGTACGTCGGCGCACGCTCGCCGCAGAGCGCGGAAAAGCTCAAGACCAGCCTGGAAAACGAAAGCGAACTGCTGACATTGGCACTGGAGGCTTTCTGCGTTCGCCTGCAAACCCACGAACGCAAATACAACGCCCGGATCAAGCAGATGCTGGCGTGGTGGGCCACCGGCAGCAATCTTGATGCGCGGTTGGCGGACATGGGCCTGGAGCGACAGTTGCTCGATCCGGGCGACCCGGCGGCATTCCCGCCGGTGCCTGCGATTTACGAGAGTGATGATGACGCCCGGCTGCGCTATTACCTGGCGCCCCATGCGCCGGCGGCGGGCTCGCGGATGCAGTATCGCCGCGAGGTGTTCACCCTCGGTGAACGGCCGACAGTGAAAGTCGAATCCACCGATGCGGGTGTTGTGAATGTCACTTACACCTTCGACCCGGACGGCCTCGCCGCGCAGGTCAAGGATGGCAATGGTCGCCGCACCGCGCCCGGCGAAGTGCAAGTTACCGTGCTTGCCCGCGAGGGCGACGGTACACCGTCCCCGACGCTGCTCGAAGGTGTACGCCAACACTTTGCCCGGCCCGATGTTTGTCCGGAGACGGACAAGGTCACAGTCAAAGGCGCAGAGATTCAGCGCTACACAATCCGCGTCGTGGCAAAGATCAATTCGGGCCCGGATTCGGGTCTGACCAAGGTCGCCGCGCAGCAGCATTTGCAGGCCTACGCCGACAGTTGCCATCGCCTGGAAGGCCGGGTCGATCCGAGCTGGATCGACTACACGCTGCACAGCGCCGGCGCCGTGCAATTGCAGATTCTTGAACCGCTGACGCCCATCGTGTGCAGCGCATTTCAAGCGCCGTACTGCACGGCGGTCGAAGTCGAGGTGCAGACGCTATGACCGATCAGACACCGCGTCCGACCCTGCTGCCAGCCAACAGCTCGGCGCTGGAACGGGCCCTCGACATCGGCTTCGGCGCATTGCTTGATCGCGTCGCGCCGCCGTTTCCCGAACTGATGAACCCGGCTTCGACACCTGTCGCGTTCCTGCCGTATCTGGCGGCGGATCGTGGTGTTGCCGAATGGAGCACCGACGCACCGGAAGCAGAAAAACGCCTGACCGTCGAACTGGCCTGGCCCACCGCGCGCCAGGCCGGCACTCGCAAGGCGCTGGAGAACGCCGCCAAAGGTTTGCAACTCAGGCCGGAAATCCGCGCTTGGTACGAACAGACACCGCCCGGCGAGCCTTACAGCTTTTCCGTGCGGGCCTTCAGCGAACAACCCTACAGCGAAGAAATCGACGCCCGTCTCGACCGGCGCCTGGCTGATGCCAAGAGCGAGCGGGACATGCTGTCGGTTTCGGTAGGGCTTAGCGCCTTCGGCAATCACGTCATCGGCGCCGCGACCTTCTGCGGTGAGTTGACCACGGTCTATCCGGTGTTCATCGAAGGGCTCGAGACATCCGGCGAGGCCTTCATGGCGGCTGCGCTGTACACCGTCGAAACATCCACTATTTATCCTCAGGGGGCCTGAATGGCTGACTATTACACCCTGCTCACCAACGCAGGGATTGCCTACGAAACGGCGTGCAAGGCCGCGGGCCTGCCGATCAAGCTGACGCAGATTTCCGTCGGCGATGGCGGCGGCGCGGTCTACAACCCGGCCGCGACGGCTACCGCGCTGAAACGCGAAGTCTGGCGCGGTCCGCTCAATGCGCTGTTCCAGGACGAGAAGAATCCGAGCTGGCTGCTCGCGGAAGTGACCATTCCGCCAGACGTTGGCGGCTGGTATGTGCGTGAAGCCGGACTGTGGACCGACACCGGGATTCTCTACGCCATCGTCAAATACCCGGAGTCGTTCAAACCGGTGCTGGCCACGTCCGGCTCGGGCAAAGAGTTCTACATCCGCTCGATTTTCGAGACCAGCAATGCCTCGCTGGTGACGCTGTTGATCGACGACACCGTGGTCAAGGCCACTCGCGCCTGGGTCATGAGCTACCTCGCCGAAGAACTCGGCAAACTCGACGGCAAACAGTCGGTGCGCGTCGCCGCCACCGCCAACGTGGTGTTGAACGGCGCGCAGCAGATCGACGGCGTAGCGGTGATCGCCGGTGACCGCGTGCTGCTGCCGAACCAGACCCTGGCCAAGGACAACGGCCTGTGGATTGTGGCGAACGGCGACTGGATTCGGGCCAACGATGCCAACGTCAGCGCCAAGGTCACCCCGGGCCTGACGGTGATGGTGGAAGAGGGCACGCTCAATGGCGACTCGCTGTGGCACCTGACCACCAATGCGCCGATCACCCTCGGCACTACCGCGCTGACATTCAAGATGCTCGCGGGGCGTACCGGGATTGCTGCCGGGACTTACAAGAGTCTGAGCGTCGACGAATATGGCCGCGCGACGGCCGGCTCCAATCCCGACACGCTGGCCGGTTTTGGTATCAAGGATTCGTACACCAAGGCTGAAGTCGAGGCGCTGATTGCCAAGGCATCGGCGTTGCCGGTGGGGTCGATTGTCGCGTTCCCGGTTGACTCGCCACCTCCGGGCTTTCTGGAGTTGGACAACAGCGTCAAGAGCAGCGCGACCTACCCGGACCTGAGCGCCTATCTGGGTGGCAAGTTCAACAAAGGGGATGAGGGTGTCGGGAATTTCCGGTTGCCGGAAGCGCGTGGGGAGTTCTTGCGGGGTTGGGATCATGGGCGCGGAGTTGACCCGGGACGGGCGATAGGCGCCTTACAGAGTGACCTCTTCGGCTCCCACAGCCATACCCATATTCCCGACAACTCAAAGGGCATTTCGAATATTGCGGTCGGGACTGTAGCGGGGTCAGGGCAATATGCAGTGACCGATGGCGGTAATGTGACCGGGTTTGTCGGTGGCTCTGAAACCCGTCCCCGCAACATCGCCGTCATGTGGTGCATCAAAGCCTGGAGCGCGCCGGTCAATCAGGGAAACATCGACGTAGCGGCACTGGTCAAGGAAGTTTCCCGGCTTGGATCTGCCGTTCCGGTGGGTGCCGTCATGGCATTCCCGACGGGGATCGTACCGCCCGGCTTTCTTGAGTTGAATGGCAGTGTGCAGAGCACTTCGACTTATCCGGATTTGGCGGCATATCTCGGCACCACTTACAACAAAGGTGATGAGGGTGCAGGCAACTTCCGGTTGCCGGAATCACGTGGTGAGTTCCTGCGAGGCTGGGATCATGGGCGAGGTGTAGACCCAGGTCGGGCGATTGGCAGTTGGGCGCCTGATGAGCTTAAGTCTCACGTTCACCAGGTTGATGCGCCTGCCAATCCGAGCGGATTTGGCCAGGACAAGGTCGCTCGTGGCAACCGCTCCGACAGCAACGGAACACCACAGACGACTGCCACTGGCGGTTCGGAAACCCGTCCGCGCAGCATTGCAGTCATGTGGTGCATCAAGGCCTGGAACGCGCCGATCAATCAGGGAAACATCGACGTCGCCGCACTGGCCAATGAAGTCGCACAGCTCAAATCTTCCGTTCCGGTCGGTGCTGTCCTGTCGTTTCCAACGGGCGTCGTTCCTGCCGGTTATCTGGAGCTGGACGGCAGTGTGCAAAGCATTGCGACCTATCCGGATCTGGCGGGTTATCTCGGCACAAAGTTCAACAAGGGGGACGAAGGTGCGGGCAACTTCCGGTTGCCGGAATCTCGCGGTGAGTTTCTGCGTGGTTGGGATCATGGTCGCGGTGTTGACGCTGGTCGGACAATCGGTAGCTGGCAAAAAGCGACGTTGGTTGCGCACGATGCGGTGACCTCGACAGCGCAGGCTATCCAAGCTGCCGCCTCATCTTGGAAACTCAATCCAGACAATAGTGGGAAGTCTCACCCGGTACTTGGAGGCGACGTTGCCTCTGCGGCCGACTATCCTTCCGCATTTTTCTCTTCTGGCGAAATCACCTCCCCTGTATCGCTGAATCAGGCGGCGCTGTTTACTGATGGGCACCTGGTTGGCACCCGTCCGCGCAACCTCGCCGTCATGTGGTGCATCAAAGCCTGGAACGCACCGGTCAATCAGGGAAGCATTGATGTCGCAGCGCTGGCTCCTCTGGCCCAGCAAGCGACCGAAATCAAACACGGCACAGCCAAACTCGCCACTCAGGCGCTGACCGATGCCGGGGCTGACGACACCACAATCGTGACACCCAAAAAACTCCGCTGGGGATTTCAGATTCTCAAGGAAATCAACGGGTACATCATTTTCCCGTCCTGGCTCGGTGGATTGATCATTCAGTGGGGCAGGGTCTCCGGAAATGGTGGTACGGACATCGCCACCGCATTCCCGATCGCGTTTCCCAATGCCATGTACAGCCTGAACGCGACATTGAACTACACCCCAGGGTCGGCAGTGAACGGGTATGTGGATGTCGGTGTGTCAAGTCTCACTTCGTTTTATGGAAAACATACCTTTCCCGGGGTCACGGTCTTTCATTGGGTCGCGGTGGGCAGTTAAGGAGAGATCATGAAATACGCACTGTTTGACGAGAATTCGAACTTGCAAACCTGCCTGATTGAAGGGGTTCACCCGATCCCCGCTTCGGCAGTCAAAGTCGATGACAAGTTGTTTATCAGGTTGACCCAGGAGGCCGATGGTATCTGGCGTCGAGTAGGCGATGAAATTGTCAAAGCGCCTTTCCCGCAAGTAACTCCTGATTATGCGCAACGGGTCGCCGACGAGCGCTATGAGCGGGAGGACGCGGTCGTTTCTGTGGAAGGTCTGACTGTTGCAACCTCCCGTGACAGCGCGGGGATGATCTATGGCGCTGGCATCTCGGCGATCCTCGATCCTGATTACCGCTGCAACTTCAAAACGCTCGAGGGTTTCGTCGAGATCGGCGCGCAGCAGATTCTCGCGATTGCCAAAGCTGTCAGGGCGCACGTGCAGGCTTGTTTCGACCGCGAACTGGAATTGCTCCAGGCAATCGAGGACGGCACGTACTCCGATGAAATGCTCAAGGAAGGCTGGCCCGATTCCATGCCAGCTTCACCGACCTCCGAGCCACAATAAAACGCCCCGCACCCCGGGGCGTTTTCTTTGACGCCCAATTCATTCAACACCCGCCAAGCCCCTCCCAACGAGGGGCTTTCCCGTTTATGGAGAAACGAAAAATGGCAACCCGCCAAACCTACACCGTGCTCGTTCCATTCCCCACCGGCGGTGGGCACTGGTCGAGCGTCGGCCAGGAACTCGATCTGCTCGACGTCGAAGCCAGCGCATTGCACAGCGCCGGTCGACTGGAGCTGAAAACACCTACCACCAAGGCCGTGAAGGCCGCTGCCAAGAAGGCTGACTGACTATGGCTGAGGTTCTGAACTTCGAGCACAACGGCATTACCGTCAATGCCACCGAATCCCCCGAGGCCATGGGGGGCCTGGGCGACAACGTCATCGGTCTGGTCGGCACCGCGCCGAAAGCCGATCCGCTGATTCCGCGCAACGCACCGTTTCGCATCAACAGCTTCACCACCCATGCGCTGCTCGATCCGACAGGTTCCGAAGAGGGCACCCTGTACCACGCCGTCTACCAGATCCTCAAAGTGGTCAAGGTGCCGGTGTACGTGGTGATCGTCGAAGCGGGCGCGACCCCGGCCGATACCGTCAACGCCGTGATCGGCGGTGTTGAACCGGCCACCGGCCGCAAGCTCGGTCTGGCCGCACTGGGCAGTGTCCCGGAAGACCTGACCATCATCGGCGCGCCGGGCTTCACCGGCACCAAGGCTGTGGCCAGCGAGTTCGCCTCGTTCGGCAAGCGCATCAAGGCCCGTGTGGTGCTGGACGGCAAGGACGTCTCGGTCGCCGATCAGGTGCTGTACAGCCAGGAACTGGGCGGTGCGGATCTCGGTTTCGACCGTTGCCTGGTGGTGCACAACATGCCTGCCGTGTACTCGAAAGCGGCGAAGAAAAACGTGTTCCTCGCGCCATCCAGTCTGGCGATTGCCGCGCTGGCCAAGGTCAAGCAATGGGAAAGCCCGGGCAACCAGGTGACCTACGCCGAAGACGTGTCGCGGGTCGTGGAATACAACATCCTCGACACCTCCACCGAAGGCGATCTGCTCAACCGCTACGGCGTCAGCTACTACGCCCGCACCATCCTTGGCGGCTTCTCGCTGCTGGGCAACCGTTCGATCACCGGCAAGTTCATCAGCTACGTCGGTCTGGAAGACGCGATCAGCCGCAAGCTGGTGAAGGCCGGCCAGAAAGCCATGGCGAAGAACCTGACCAAGTCGTTCATGGATCAGGAAGTCAAACGCATCAACGACTGGCTGCAGACCCTGGTCGCCGACGAAACCATTCCCGGCGGCAGCGTGTATCTGCACCCGGAACTCAACAGCGTCGAGAAGTACAAGAACGGCACCTGGTACGTGGTCATCGACTACGGCCGCTACGCGCCGAACGAACACATGGTTTATCAACTCAACGCCCGCGATGAAATCATCGAGCAGTTCCTGGAGGACGTTCTCTAATGTTTACCAACCGTAATAGACAAGCCATCGCGGCCACCCTGCAAGGCCTGCCGCTGTCGGCGACCGTGGAGGAATTCACCCCGCCGAAGATCGAATTCGATGTGGAAAACATGACGGGCGGGCGCTTCATCGTCGAGGAAATGGCCAAGAGCGCCAAGGCACTCGGCGCCAAGCTGATCCTGCAGGGCACCGGCCCGGAAATCATGCTTGCACTGGGTGTGAAGCTGGGCGAAGACATCCTGCTGAACGTGCGCGAAGCCGGTCAGGATCAGGACGGCAACACCTGGTTCACCTACCACACCGTGGGCGGCAAGCTGAAGATCCTCGATGAGGGCACGATCAAAATGGGCGAGAAACCCAAGACCACGCTGGAGCTCTCCTGCCGGACTTACACCCGCCTGGAAAACGGCGTGCCGGTGATCGACATCGACGTGCGCACCCAGAAGTTCGTGCTCAACGGCGTCGACATCCTCGGTGATGCCCGTCGTGCGGTGCTGATGCCGTAAGTCTCGGCCAGAGGCAATCACAAAACCCTGTGGGAATGGGCAAACCCCGCTCCCACAAGGGAATGCAACACCCCTCAAGAATCACCAAGGAATTCATACATGTCGTGGATGCCACCCAAGCATGACCTGTTGTCGCCGATTACCGGCGACGACGGCTCGCAGATCGAATCGATCCAGCTCAAGCCGCTGTTCTACGCCGCCCAGAAAGAAGCACTGGAACGCGCCGGCGACGACGAAGACGACCAGTTCTTCGAACTGGCGCTGCTGGCCACCGGCTTGTCGGTCAAGGAACTCGACCAGCTCAAGCGTCCGGACTACGTGACCATCGCGCAGTACGTTCACGAATTCTCGACCCGTCCGGCGTCGTTCTTTCTCGAACAGGTCGAAGACGCGGAAAAATCCGATGATCCCGATCAGGTGCAACTGCTGTTGCCGCTCGCCGTCACCGGCCGCACCGTGACTTCGCTGAGTCTGGAAATGCCGGCGCTGCGGGCCACCAAAGTGATGAAGAAACTGAAAACGGCCAAGGAACGCGCCGAGTTCATCACCGCCCATTGCACCGGCCTGATGATCCCCGATCTGGCCCTGTTGAGCGTGCCGGACTGGACGCAATTGCAGGTGCGCATCGACGATTTTTTAAACCAGCCGGCGGCCTTCTTTCAGAACGCGACATCGAAGTAATCCTCGATATCGTGCCGCTCATTTACCCGGTAAGTGAGGCGGAAATTCTGGAGTGGGACGCCGAAAAGGCGTTGCGCCGCTACGACATAGCGATCACTCGCCTTGGCGTGAAACAGGAGTAGAGCGGCATGGCAGAGAGCAAGATTTCGCTCATGAATGCCGGCGACAGCGCCGGCGCAGGGTTTGGCAGTATCACTCTGAGCAGGGCTGCGCTCGCAGGTGCTGGGCAAACCGCGTTGGTTCAGACCAGCGACCTGCGCCAGGCACTGCTGACGGCCAGCGGAAAAATCGTGCTGCTGACTTCGGCAATCGATGCATTGAGCGTGACCCTGTCCGCCTTGCGTGGGTTGCCACAGGCTGCGAGTGCCGGAGCGAAGAGTGAGTCATCCGGCGGGCAGAAAACACCGGAAAAATCCTCCGGGGGCGCTGAGCCTCCCGAGACGCGCAAGGCGGCGATGACCATGGATTCGGCAGCGGCCACTCTTGCGAGTGTGGCGCAGCTTTCCCGCGATGACGGGAAAGACATGGCCCTCACTAGCCTGAAAATGGCCAGTGCCACTCTGGTGGCCGCCGGAGGCACTACCGGGGTTGAGCTGGTCAGGATTGAAACACTGGCAGCCAAGGCGGGAGTCGGCAGCGAAGCGGTAAACGCCGAGGGCAAGAAACGCGAATTGCTCACTTTTGCCAGCGATGCGGCCATTACTGCATCGGCATTCAAAGTTACCGGGCTGGAAGCCGGTGAAATGTTGAAGGTCTGGCGCACTTCGATGAAGCTCTCGCGCGATCAAGCCCTTGATCTGGCGGATGCGGCCAATCATCTCGGCAAAATACCCGGAGATGTCCAGGCGGCTGATATTGGTTCTGTTCTGCAGCAATCAGGCGAGGCGGCAATCAGCGCAGGCTTGCAGCCTGAGCAGGCCGCGGCATTGACGGCAGCGCTGCTGAACAGCGGCGCGAAAAAAGACGATGCCGGCAATGCGTTGAAGAACATTTCCGATGCACTGGGCAAGGGCGATCAAGCCTCGATGGCCGAGAAAGGTGCCTGGAAGCAACTGGGCCTGGATCCCAAGGCAGTGGCCGAAGCCATGCGTGATCCTGACAAACAGAATGCCCAAGGCGCTGTTCTGTCGGTGCTTGCGGCCTTGAATACCAGACCGGTGGAGCAGCGCTCGACATTGGCCCGGACATTGTTCGCGGACAGTGGAGACGCCGCGTTGTCGCTGTCTCAGGACCTCGGCAAGGTGAACGAAGCCTTTTACCTGGTCAGCGACAAAAGCCGATACGCGACATCGAAGCTGGGTGATAAAAGCTCGGTAAGGGAGTCCGCACAGGCACTTGCCAATACTCAGCAGGGGCAATGGAACATCAGGAATGCCCGTGAGGAACGTTTGGCGGTCGCCAAAGGCAATGCACTGGCGCCGGATATCGAAACGCCCGGTGAGAGCCATTCGATAGACAGGCTGAGCGATCTGGCCGAGACCTACCCGAAAACCACGGGTGCAGTTCTGACGGCGACGGCCTGGATCAAACCGGTGTTCGACGCCGTGACCGATGCGGTGGTCGGTGAGCTAAAAGATCGGGGAGGCAAATGGATCGTTGATAAAGCTGCCAGTTACCTTCCCGGTCGTTCAAAGCTCGGCTTGTCTGCAGCAACCTCTGCGACGGCCGTGGTTGAAACTCAGGGCTTGGCTCTGGCCAGTCGCAGTGCCAGCGCTGGCAACGGTCTGAAAATACTCGAACAGACTGCAAGGGTTGCTGCCCCGGGGCTGGAGCCTGTGCTCGCATCGGTGCAGCCGGCCTCGCGCTGGATGCCTTGGCAGGCGAAGGCGGCGATTGGTGCTTCGGCTGTCGCCGCAGGTATTGCCAGCGGTGACAAACAGCAGATCGCGCAAGGTCTCGGTGCCGCTGGTGGCGCCTGGGCCGGTGCGGTCGCCGGCAGCTCAATCGGCGCCTCCATAGGAAGTGTGGGGCTGGCGCCGGGCATTGCACTTGGCGGTTTGATTGGTGGACTGGTCGGGGGATGGCTGGGCGCTGAGGGAGGAGGCTTTTTAGGTGAGAAACTCATGTCCAGCGCGCCGGACAAACTCGCACCGCCGGCCGAAGTCGCCAAAGACCTGGCTGGCGCACAGACGCAAAACCAGCAGGTTTCCTTCTCTCCGACGATCCAGGTCAACTGTCCTGCCCCCGACACTGCCCAACAGATTCAGTCGATTATCGAGCAACAGATTTCCGGTCAATTCCATGGCCAATTCATGCCGCTGCTGATGGGCGGAAACCCACTCGGGACGCGTCGTGATGCAGCCCTGACTGACGGAGCCGGTACATGAAACAACAAATGGCACTGGGCAGTTTCATCTTCGGTTTGTCCCGGGATTTTGCCTACAGCACGCTGTCGCGAAAATCCGAGGGTGGCTGGACCGAGTTGCAGATCCTCAACAGCAAACCCAGATCCCATCAGACAGGACAAAAGCCTGAAACCCTGACCATCTCCGGTACCTCGATGTACGCCGTGGGGATGGAACGGCTCGATGAACTTCGTGCGCTGCAAGCACTGCGTGCACCGTTGCCGTTGATTGACGGCATCGGCCGCAACTGGGGTTTGTGGCGGATCAACAGCATCGACGAAAACCAGAGCGAGGTCATCGATGACGGCACCGCGATGGTGATCAAGTGGGTCATCGGATTGTCGGAGTTCAACAATGCGTAAGGTACGAAGCGTGGCCGGTGATTCGGTGAATCTTTTGCTGTACCGCGAAACCGGTCGCAGCGATGACAGCGCCGAAGAAGCCCTGTGGACACTCAACCCGACCCTGGCCGAGCAGGGCCCGATCCTGCCGGCCGGTGTCTGGGTGACGCTGCCGGAACTCGATTCGAAACCCGCCGCAATCAAACCGGTTCTGGCCTGGGATTAAGGAGGCTGCATGGCACAGGGATTTACGCCGGCGATCGAAATCTACGGCGCCCACAAGGACCTGCTCAACCAGCGCCTGATCAGTTGGGAACACATCGATGCCGCCGGGATGGAGTCCGATCAACTGACGCTGGTGATCGACCTGGAAGGCCTTGAAGGCTTGCCGACCCTGGGCGGAACCATCGGGTTGCGGGTGGGGTATCTGGAGACCGGGCTGGTCGAAAAAGGCCAGTTCAAGGTCACTCGACTGACACCCACGCTGTTCCCGCTGCGCCTGACGCTGGTCGCGACCGCCGCGCCTTTCAGCGGCAAGGACGACACCGGATTCAAGGAACGGCGCACGGCCAGTCATGGCCCTACAACCCTTGGCGGACTGTTTCGCGAGCTGGTCTCGAGACACGGATTCTCGCCGCGCGTGGATCCCGAACTGGCGCTGATCAGGATCGCTCATGTCGACCAGTCGAACGAAACCGACATGGGCTTCATCACACGCCTGGCGAAAAAGTACGACGCGGTGGCCAAACCGTTCAACGACCTCTACGTACTGGCGAAACCGGCACAGCTCAAAAACCTGTCGGGCCAGGTCATACCGGACGTCAGGCTGGCGGTCACCCACAACAATCGACCGGGCGATCACGCCTTCATCAGCGCCACGCTGGAAGAAACCGCCCGCACCCAGAATCAGGGTTGCAAAACCTCATTCTGGGACAGTGCGCTCGGCAAGCTGCGCGAAGTGATCACCGGTTCCGAACCCTATAAGGTCATCCGCCAGAAACTGGCCAGCGAAGAAGAAGCCAAAGCCATCGGCGAGGCCGAAGTGCGCAAGATGCTGCGCGAGAAATACAAGCTGAAGGTCACCTGTCCGGGCGATCCGTTGCTGGCGGCCGAAGGTCTGCTGGTGCTCGACGGTACCTGGCCGGATTTCATGCGCGGGCGCTGGTCGATTGAAAAGGTCACCGCCAGTGGCAAGCGCGAAGAAAGCTATCGCTGTCTGATCGAAGCGACCGGTCGGGATCCCGAGGCAAAAGCCAGGGACTGATCCCCCGGTCTCACCGCCACACACCTCACTGTGGTCACTCACACATCCTGGAACGCTCCCCATGAAGATCTCCCCGATCCTCACGCAGCTGCGTGCGCAATGCCCAAGCCTTGCCGGCCATATCGCGACAGGTGTCGACCTGGTGCTTCTGCAAGGCGACCCGAATCTGCCGATGCCCTCGGCCCATGTTTTACCGCTGGAGGATCTGGCCAGCGCCAGCACCGCACAGAACTCCGCCATCCAGCCGATCCGCGACCGCTTCGAAATCGTCCTGGTGCTTGATGCCACGGACGCTACAAAAGCGCTGGATCTGTTGCACGACCTGCGCGCCGAACTGTGGCGTGCGCTGGTGGGTTTCAAACCCGATTCCAACTACAGCGCCATCGTTTACGACGGCGGCGAAACGGTCTCGATCAACAGCAGCCGCGCGTTCTACCGGCTGCGCTTTTTCGCTGAGTTCCAGCAGGGCCGCAATCTGCCAAGTCAGCCTGCGGAGAGTTGGCACGAACGCGAACTGGACGGTTTGTCGTCCTTTACCGGGGCCACCGTGCGGGTCGATGCGATCGACCCGGCCGACCCCAACCTGAAACGCCCGGGCCCTGACGGGCGCGTGGAAATGACTTTCTCTGGAGACGTAACCCCATGAGCAACCGCATCACCGTAGTGCCGGCCGCCGGCCGTGCCGTGCCGGACCCGGAAGCCGGCGACCTGCTGCCACTGGAAGGCCGTGAAGTGCTGGACAGCGCCTGGTGGCGCCGGCGTCTGGCCGACGGCGATATCACCCTCAAAACCGCAACAGCCAAACAAAAGGGAGCCAAATAATGGCGATCGGATTCAGCAACATTCCTGCGGACATTCGTGTACCGCTGTTCTATGCCGAAATGGACAATTCGGCCGCCAATAGTGCGTCCTCGTCCATGCGCCGCCTGATCGTGGCGCAGGTCAACGACAACATCGCCCCGGGCGAAGTCGGCAAACTGGTGCTGGTTTCCAGCGTGGCGCTGGCCAAGAGCATTGGTGGCCAGGGCTCGATGCTGGCGTCGATGTACGAGACCTTCCGCAAGGCCGACCCGATCGGTGAGATCTGGTGCCTGCCGCTGCACAACGCCACCGGCGCCATCGCCAAAGGCGTGCTGACCCTGACCGGCACCGCGACCCAGGCTGGCGTGCTCAACCTGTATGTCGGCGGCGTCCGCGTCCAGGCTACCGTGGTCAACGGTGCCACCGCTGCCCAGGCGGCCAGCGCCCTGGCCCAGAAAATCAACGCCACCGCCGATCTGCCGGTGAGCGCTGCGGCCGCTGAAGGCGTCGTCACTCTGAACGCCAAATGGACCGGCGAGAGCGGCAACGACATCAGCCTGCAATTCAATCGCCTGGGCAAGAGCAACGGCGAAGAAACCCCGGCCGGCCTGACCACCGCGATCACCGCCATGACCGGCGGCGTCGGTGTGCCGGACCAGGTTGAAGCGGTTGCTGCACTGGGCGATGAGCCGTTCGAATTCATCGCACTGCCATGGTCCGACCTGGCCACCCTCAACACCTGGCAAGCGGTGATGGACGACAGCACCGGTCGCTGGTCGTGGGCCAAGCAACTGTTCGGTCACGTCTACAGCGCCAAGCGCGGCACCGTCGGCACGCTGGTGGCAGCCGGTCAGGCACGCAACGACCAGCACATGACCATTCAGGCGCTGGAGCCGGGCGTTCCGCAACCGGTGTGGGTACAGGCCGCAGCACTGGCTGCGCGCACGGCGGTGTTCATCTCCGCCGACGCCAGCCGTCCGACCCAGAGCGGCAGCCTGCCAGGCGTCGATCCGGCCCCAGCGAGCGAGCGCTTCACCCTGACCGAGCGTCAGTCGTTGCTCAACTACGGCATCGCCACCGCGTACTACGAAGGCGGCTACGTGCGCATCCAGCGCTCGATCACCACCTACCAGAAAAACGCCTACGGCCAGGCTGACAACTCGTACCTGGACAGCGAAACCATGCACCAGTCGGCGTTCATCGTGCGTCGTCTGCAAAGCGTGATCACCAGCAAGTACGGTCGCCACAAACTGGCTTCCGACGGCACCCGTTTCGGCGCCGGCCAGCCGATCGTCACCCCGGCGACCATTCGCGGCGAGCTGATCGCCCAGTACGCCAAGCTCGAACTCGAAGGCCACGTGGAAAACGCCGAGCTGTTCGCCGAGCACCTGATCGTCGAGCGCGACGTGCAGGACCCGAGCCGCGTGAACGTGCTGTTCCCGCCGGATTACATCAACGGTCTGCGCGTGTTCGCACTGCTCAACCAGTTCCGCCTGCAGTACGACGACGTCGCCTGATCGGCCCGTTTGACACTGTGATTTCAGCCCACCTTGCGTGGGCTTTTTATTTGAAGGGAGTAACACCATGGGTCAACTGATTGCAGGCACCTGCTACGTCAAGGTCGACGGTGCACAACTGACTATCAACGGCGGCTGCGAAGCCCCGCTGATGGCCGTCAAACGCGAAACCGTCGTGCCGGGTTTCTACAAGGAAACCGACATCGCGCCGTCGTTCAAGGTGACCGCGCTGCACACCGCCGACTTCCCGCTGAAGAAGCTGATCGAAGGCACCGACATCACCGTCACCTGCGAATTCAGCAACGGCAAAGTCTATGTACTGGCCGGTGCCTACCTGGTCGAAGAACCCGTCTCCAAAGGCGATGACGCCACCATCGAACTGAAATTCGAAGGCATCAAGGGGACCTGGCAATGAGCGGCGCCGTGAAGCTTCAGGTTGCGATCGAAGCTCACGGCGAGCCCCTGACCGAACTCGTCCTGCGCCGTCCGACGGTGCAGGAGGTGCGAGCGATCAAGGCGCTGCCGTACAAGATCGACAAGAGCGAAGAGGTCAGCCTCGACATGGACGTGGCGGCCAAATACATCGCCGTGTGCGCCGGCATTCCGCCGTCGTCGGTCAACCAGCTGGATCTGGCTGACCTCAACGCGCTGAGCTGGGCCGTTGCGAGTTTTTTCATGAGTGCGGCGTCGGAGCCATCACCGACCTGATTTCGGTCGCCTATGACCTGGCCTGGTTCTGGAAGGTTGACCCCGAACAGATGATGGCCAGGCCACTGGATGTGCTTCGCGAATCGCTGGAGCACGCGCAACGGATCAATGCGATGCAGCAGGTGCAGTGATGGCAGAAGAAACCAAAGCTAAAGCGTCGGTGCTGCTTACCGGCATCGACGAACTGTCACCCAAACTCGGCGCCCTGCGAGTGAAGGTCGATGACTTCAAGAAAAACCTCGAACAGACCGGCCTCGGCAAACTCGACATCAGCGGTCTGTTCAAGGGCGGCAGCGTGATTACGCCGTTCGTGGACGGCATCAAATCGGCTGCGGCGTTTCAGGGCAAGCTTGCCGAGGTCAGCGAGACGGCGAAAACCGTCGACCTGCCGGAAACACCGAAAGCCGCCGCGCAGAACATGAATGTGTTCAGCGCATCCATGGAGAAGGTATCCGCTGCGGTGGACGCCGCACTGGTGCCGGCGGTGGGCGCATTGGTGGTCGGGCTGGAGCCGATGCTGACCCAGGTCGGCAGCCTGCTGGCCGACAACCCGAAACTGGTCGAAGGCCTGGCAGCGGGGGCGATTGCGTTTTCCGCCATGCAGACCGCCGTCACCGGTATGACTCAGGTGATGGACGTCATGAGCATGGTGCTCAAGACCAACCCGATCATGCTGATCGCCATGGGCATTGCCGTGGCGGCCGGTTTGATCGTGGCCAACTGGACACCGATTTCCGCGTTCTTCACCGGATTGTGGGAGAGCGTGAAAAATGCCGGGGCCAGTGCAATGGCGACATTGCGCTCGGTACTCGACTGGCGGCCGCTGGAGGCACTGGCGGCGCTGTGGGAACCGGTCACCGGTTTCTTCTCGGGGATCTGGGACAAGGTCAAGGTCGTGACCGCGCCGGTGATCGACTTCTTCAAGTCGGTTTTCTCGTGGTCGCCCGCAGGCCTGATCCTGGAAAACTGGGGGCCGTTGACCGGTCTGTTTTCGGCGATCTGGGAACTGCTCAAGGCCTTGAGTGTGCCGGTGATGGCGTTCCTCAGAGACCTGTTCGACTTCTCGCCGATGCAGATGATCAACAGTGCGTGGGGCGGTGTTGTCGGGTTCTTCGAACCGATGCTCAGCGGCCTGCGAAAGGTCGCGCAACCGGCTAAAGATTTTCTGGTGTCGTTATTCGACTTCTCGCCCATGCAGATGATTACCAGCGCCTGGGGCGGTGTTGTTGCGTACTTCCAGCCGGTGTGGACGACGCTGCAATCGGCCGTGCAAAGCACCCGGGATACGTTGCGGGCACTGTTCGATTTTTTCCCGATGGAAATGATGACCAGCGCCTGGGGTGGTGTTGTCGGATTCTTCGAACCGATCTGGACGGCACTGCAAACGTCAGTGCAACAGGTCAAAGGCTTTTTCACCGGTCTGTTCGAGTGGTCGCCACTGGAGCAGATTGCGCAGTACTGGCAGCCGATCGGTGAGGTTTTTTCGGCGCTGTGGGGTGTTGTGCTGGCGCTGTCCGCGCCGGTCGTGGACTTTTTGCACGGCCTGTTCGAATGGAAACCCCTGGATCAGATCATCGAGAGCTGGGGGCCGATTGTCGGGTGGTTCGGCGAGTTGTGGCAAAAGCTGCAAACCGTCATCGCGCCGATCAAGGAGTTGTTCGATGGAGGTTTCGCCGGGCTGATCGCCAAGGTCACCGGCAAGGTCGAAACCCTGACTGAAGCGCAACGCCAGACCAATGCCGAAGGCAAGGGTGAACTGGCGCCGGCCTTCTTCGGTGCCAGTCCGAAACCCGAGGGTGGCAGTGCGTTGCAGGGCGGTTCGTTGCCGCAATCCTCTGGCGCCCTGATCCAGCAAAGCGCCGCCAACAACCGCACGCAACTCGAAGGCGGCCTGACAGTACGCTTCGAAAACGCGCCGGCGGGGCTGCGCACCGATCAACCGCAAACCAATCAACCGGGGCTGGCGCTCAGTTCGCGCATCGGCTATCGCTCGCTCTCCATGGGAGGTTCCAATGAACTGGCGTGACCGTTTGTTGCCGGCATCCTTTCGCGGTGTCGGTTTCTGGATCGACCAGGCGAAAACCCCGGTCGGTCGCAAGGGGCAGTTGCACGAATACCCGCAACGCGACCTGCCGTTTTTCGAGGACCTCGGCCAGCAGGCCAAGACCCACGATCTGACGGCGTTCATCATCGGTGCCGATTGCCTGGAGCAGCGCGACAAGCTGCTCCAGGCCCTGGAGCAGGGCAGCGGCGAACTGGTGCATCCGTGGCTGGGGCGCTTGCAGGTCAAGGTCGGCGAGTGCGACATGACCCATACCCGCCAGGACGGCGGGATGGTGACGTTCAGCCTGAAGTTCTACCCCGACCGGCCGCTGCCGTTTCCGACGGCGACGGTCAGCACGCAAAAAGTCCTGCTGATCAAGGCCGACGGTTTGCTCGGCTCGGCGGTGGCGCGTTTCGAACAGGCGATGACCCTGATCAAGGCGGCGCGGATCGGCATCGCCAATCTGCGCAACAGCCTCACCGGGGTGTACGACGTGATCAAGGAACAGCTCAAACCGCTGATCGCGCAGTACAAGCAGATCACCGAACTGGTCAGAGCCGTGAAGGAGCTGCCCAAGGAAGTGGCGGCGGAGTTCAAGGGGTTGCTCGGCGATATCAAGGAGCTGAAGGCATTCGCGAAGGAGGGCTACCGTGGCGTGATTGCCGACGTGTCCCAACAGATCGAAGCCATCCGCAAGGCCGACGCGCCGAAAATCACCACCGGCAAGGACACCAACGCCGCCGCGCAAGCGATGGCCAACCTGGTGCAGGACACGCTGATCGTCAAAGTGGCGCAGTGGGTGGCCTCGATGCCGGTGGCGTCGACACCGGTGAAACTGACCTCGACACCCTCGCTGGACCAGCAATCGAAGCAGCCGGTCAGCCGTCAGGAAGTTCCGGTCACCGACGATCTGCAAGCCCTGCAAAAAGAGTTGAACGAAGCGCTGCAAAAGGCCCAGGACAAGGCCGACCCCGCGCACTATCAAGCCATCGCCGATGTGAAGGAGGCGCTGATCGCGCACCTCAAGGCCGTGGCTTCGTCCGGTGTGCGACTGGTCAGCAAAACCTTTCAGGAAACCTTTCCGGCAGTGGTCGTGGCCTACAAACAGTTTGGCGACGCCACCCGTGTGACCGAGGTCATTCAGCGCAACGGTCTGTCTCATCCGAGCTTCCCACCCAACGAAGTCAAAGTTTCCCGGGAGTGAGCCATGAGCGAGATGGACAACCGCGTCACGCTGACCGTCAACAACATGGAGTACGGCGGCTGGAAAAGCGTGCAGATCACCGCGGACCTGGAGCGTCAGTTCCGCACCTTCAAACTCGACATCACCTGGCAATGGCCGGGGCAGACCGTGGATCAGCGGATCAAGGCCGGCGACCCGTGCGAAGTGCGGATCGGCCAGGATCTGGTGCTCACCGGTTATGTGTTCAAGGCCCCGATCAGCTATGACGGGCGGCAGATCAGCCTGAGCATCGAAGGCAGTTCCAAGACCCAGGATCTGGTCGATTGTGCGGCGCGAAATATCCCCGGCCAATGGCAGGATCAATCGCTGTTGAGCATCGTCCAGGCCCTGGCCGGGGAATACACGCAGTTTGTGGTCAACGAAATTCCCGAGACCGCACGCCTGAGCAAACACACCATCGTTCCGGGTGAAACCGTGTTTCAGTCGATCGACCGTCTGCTCTCGCTGTACCGGGTGTTTTCCACCGATGACGCCGAGGGGCGGCTGGTGCTGGCCAAACCGGGCAGCGGCGGCCGCGCGAGCGATGCGCTGGAGCTGGGCAAGAACATTCTCTCGGCCAATGCGCCGATGGATCACAGCCAGGTGTTCTCCGAATACAAGGTGATCGGCCAGCAAAAGGGCAACGACAAGAAGAGCGGGGCGGCAGCCAGCGAAGTGGAATCGACGGCGACCGACCTGAGCTTCAAACGCCGGCGCACCACGATCATCAACGAGGGCTCGCAACTGACGTTCGAACTGGCCCAGCAGCGGGCCCAGTGGGAAAGCGCCACGCGCATGGGCCGGGCGCTGACCACCACGTATCAGGTGCAGGGCTGGCGCCAGTCCAACGGCGATCTGTGGCGCCACAACACGCTGGTGAAGGTCAAGGATCCGGTACTCGGCTTCGATGGCGACATGCTGATCTCCAAGGTTACGTATTCGTTGTCGGCGCAAGGCTCGGTGACCACGCTGCAAGTGGCGCCGCCGCATACCTTCGACGCCAATCCGACGCCCCCGAAAAAAACCTGAGCCTGACGCCGAACCTGACTGGCATCACCTGACCCTGTGGGAGCGGGCTTGCCCGCGATAGCGGTGGTTACCGCAAACACTACTTTGCCTGACACACCGCCATCGCGGGGCAAGCCCGCTCCCACAGGTTTTGTGTTGGCAAAGTCCTGAGGACAATTCATGAGCCTACTGACACGCCTGCTGGCGCGCGGCACTGTCGTGCTCGCCAATTCGGCATCCAAGCTGCAATCGCTGCAAATGCGCCTCACCGCCGGTGAAGTGAACGACGACATGGAGCACTTCGAACCCTACGGCTTCACCAGCCATCCGCTGGCCGGTGCCGAAGGTGTCGTCACGTTTCTCGGCGGTGACCGTTCTCACGCCATCGCTCTGGTGGTCGCCGACCGCCGTTACCGCCTGCAATCGCTGGCGGCCGGCGAGGTGGCGATCTACACCGACGAGGGCGACAAGATTCACTTCAAGCGCGGGCGGATCATCGACATCGAAACCGCCACGCTCAATATCCGCGCCAGCACCGCCGTGAACTTCGAGACGCCGGTGATCAACCAGACCGGCAAGATCGTTTCCAAGGGCGATCAAGTGGCCGGCGGCATCAGCCAGATCAAGCACGTGCACGTTGGCGTGCAGGCGGGCAGTGGCCAGACCGGCGCGCCGGCGGGAGGTCAGTGATGCTTTTCAGTCAGAACCTCCACGCCGCGCTGACCCGTGCGGTGCTGATCAGCCTGTTCACCTGGCGCCGCGCCGCCGACGACGATGCCCTCGACGACGAGGAGCGTTTCGGCTGGTGGGGCGACACCTTTCCCACCGTGGCCGACGATCGCATCGGCTCACGACTGTGGCTGTTGCGCCGGGTCAAGCTGACCCGCCAGACGCAGATGGACGCCGAGTTCTATGCCCGCGAAGCCTTGCAGTGGCTGATCGATGACGGCCACTGCAGCGCCATCGACATCATCAGCGAACGCCTCGACGCCCAGCGCCTGAACCTGCGCTCGGTCCTGACCCTGGCCGACGGCGAACGCCTGGACATCAACCCCGATAACAGTTGGCAGGTGATCTATGCCGTTTGAAACCCCTTCGCTGCCGGTGCTGATCAAGCGCACCCAAAGCGACCTGGCCGGCGATTCGCTGCGCCAGTCCGATGCGCAAGTCCTGGCCCGTACACTCGGTGGTGCCGCTTACGGTTTGTATGGCTACCTTGACTGGATTGCCGAGCAGATCCTGCCCGACACCGCCGATGAATCGACCCTGGAACGCATCGCCGCACTGCGCCTGAACCAACCGCGCAAACCGGCGCAGGTTGCCACCGGCACGGTCAGCTTCAGCGCCACGGCGGGCGCGGTGCTGGACGCCGATACGTTGCTGCAGGCGAGTGACGGTCGCACCTTCAAAGTCACCGTCGCGCGCACCACCGTCAATGGCGTCAACAGCACCAGCATCGCCGCGCTGGATGCCGGCAGTCTGGGTAACGCCGAGGCCGGGCTGGCGTTGACGCCGGTGCAGCCGATCGCCGGTGTGGTCAGCAACAGTTTTGTGGTGCTGGCGCCGGGGCTCAATGGCGGCGTGGCGCGGGAAAGCCTGGAGTCATTGCGCTCGCGGGTGATCCGCTCCTATCGCGTGATCCCCCACGGCGGTTCGGCCAGCGACTATGAAACCTGGGCGCTGGAAGTACCGGGTGTGACCCGCGCGTGGTGCCGTGGCGGCTTCCTCGGGCCGGGCACCGTCGGCGTGTACATCATGCGCGACGACGATCCGCAACCGGTGCCGAATGCCGATCAACTGGCCGAAGTGCAGGCTTATATCGAGCCGTTGCGCCCGGTGACTGCCGAAGTGCATGTACGCCCGCCGGTGCAGAAGCCGGTGACTTATCAACTGAAGCTGATCCCCGACACCACTGCCGTGCGTGCCGCCGTCGAAACTCAGCTGCGCGACCTGCATAACCGTGAAGCCGACCTGGGCGAGGATCTGTTGATCAGCCATATCCGCGAAGCGATCAGCAGCGCGGCAGGTGAAACCGATCACGTGCTGTCAGCCCCGGTGGCGAACGTGGCCGCGGGTGACAGCGAACTGCTCACCTTCGGGGGTTGCGTATGGCTGCCATAAGAACCGCCGCGCAATACCAGGCGCAACTGCGCGCCTTGCTGCCGAGCGGTCCGGCATGGGATCCGGAGCGCGTGCCGGAGCTTGAGGAAGTGCTGCAAGGCGTCGCCGTCGAACTGGCGCGCCTCGACGCTCGCGCCGCCGACCTGCTCAACGAGATGGACCCGGCCGGCGTCAGCGAACTGGTGCCGGACTGGGAGCAGGTGATGAACCTGCCCGACCCGTGCCTCGGCGCCACGCCGCTGTTCGACGACCGTCGCCTCGCCGTGCGCCGCCGCTTGCTGGCGGTCGGCAGCCAGGCCGTCGGCTACTACCTGGAAATCGCCAAAAGCCAGGGTTACCCCAACGCCACCATCACCGAACTCGAAGCCCCGCGTATGGGCCGTTCGCGTTTCGGCGCAGCGCACTGGGGCACCTGGGAAGCGCAGTTCATGTGGACGCTCAATACTGGCGGCCGCTTGCTGCTCGGCCGGCGTTATGGCGCGAGCTACTGGGGCGAGCGCTTCGGCGTGAATCCGGGCTCGGCGCTGGAATGCCTGATCCACCGGGCGGCACCGGCGCATACCAAGGTGCATATCAACTATGACTAGGGAATAACGCAATGGATTATCCGAAGAGTGTCCCCAGCGTCGGCCTGGTCGATGGCCGGTTCGTCGATGAAAATCCGGTGGCCGGAACGCCCGGCTCCTTGATTCCGGCGGTGTGGGGCAACAGCGTTACACAAGAGATTCTCAACGTGATTACTGGCGCCGGGCTGGCAGCCGCCGAGGCCGATACCGGTCAGTTGCTCAGAGCCATTCAATCGATTGTCGGCAATGCCAGTCCGATGCGTTCGGTGGTAACACGGCTGACTGCATCCAGGGCGTTGACTGACCCGGAGCTGGGCCTGGTGCTGATTGATGGCGGATCCAGTGCCGTGACGGTGACGTTGCCGCCGGCGAACGCGGCGCTGGGTGTACGCGATGTGATTGTTCGGCGCATGGATAACAGCGGCAACCGATTGATCGTTCAGGCGTCGGGTTCCGACCGCATCCGTTTTCACACGCATCTTTCACCCAGCGGTTATCCGTTTTTGGTGTTGATGGGCGGCGGGGATTGGTGGCAGTTGCGCAGCGATGCTGCGGGTAGCTGGTGGCCAGTCGGTCGGTTCGACAACACTCCACTCGGCCGACCGTTTTTTGAAACGACCATCCTGCTCAGTCCCGGTGGCTACGGTGCGCTCAACGGTACAGTCATGAAGCGTGCCGAGTGGCCCTGGTTGTGGGACCACGCGCAGCTATCTGGAATGTTGGGTACCGAAGCCGCGCGTGCGGGCAACGAAGGTAAATGGACGTCGGGTGACGGTGCCGCAACCTTCCGAGGCCCTGAAGGGCGCGGTGAGTTTCTGCGAGTGCTGGACGAGGGGCGGGGCGTGGATGCGGCACGTGCGATGGGTTCTTTTCAGGTGGGCTCGACGCATTCGTATGCCATGGGCGCCAATGGTGCCGGAGCGGTCGGCGCGTGGTGGTCGGACAGCCTGACGAGTTTCGGTGCCGATACTCGTGAAGAACCGCAATACGTGTCCGGGCTGTACAACGGTGGCCCGGTCTTCCCTGCCGGTACGAGTTATCAGCGGGATGCCGCCAACGCCCTGCTGCTGGCGTTCAAGTCCCGCCCTCGCAACATCGCCTATCCCGGCCGTATCAAGCTCATCTGAGGTGCCTATGTTCAACTATCTGTTTGACGGCTCGGGCGCCTTGTCCGGGCCTGTCGAGTTTTTTGTGACCCCGGGCATCGGTATTCAACTGCCCGGCAATGCGGTGGAGTTGTCCTTCGAGTTGCCCGCGCCAGAAGCCGGTCGTACCTGGGCCCTGATCAACGGTGTACCGCGAGAGGTGATTGACCGGCGCGGTCCGGTTTTCCGCAAGGATGGCGGCGGGCAGCAGATCTGGAGTGAGTTGGGGGAGTTGCCCGATACCCTCACAACGCAGCCCTGGCCGGGGGAATTTCATGTGTGGCGCGGCGACGCCTGGCAAGTGGATGAACAGGCCCGATTGCTCAGCATCAGCCAGCAGATGCTGGAACAGCGCGACACGCTGCTGCGCGATGCCGTCCTGCGCATCGCCCCCCTGCAATACGCCGAAGACATCGGCGACGCCAGCCACGAAGAGCAACTGCAATTGCTCGAATGGAAGCTCTATAGCGTGGAGCTGAATCGCATAGAAAAGCAGGCCGGTTTCCCCACTGAAATCACTTGGCCGGCAGTGCCCGGCGCAAGCGTAACCAACTGACCGCAGCACAGGGAACCGTGCAATGGATTATCCAAACAGCATCCCCGGCGTCGGCCTGGTCAACGGCGGTTTTGTCGATGAAAACCCGGTTGCCGGCACGCCCGGATCATTGATCCCCGCCGCCTGGGGCAACAGTGTCACGCAAGAAATTCTCAACGCCATCAAGGCCGCCGGACTGACGCCGGACGAGAGCAAGACCAATCAGTTGGCAACGGCCATTGGCGCCCTGGTCGACTTCACCAAAATGAAAAACACCCCGACCACGCTGGCGGGCTACGGCATCACCGATGCGGTGGGGCGGTTGTTGGCGGTCAGGCAGATCGACGCGGTCGGGATCACGGTTTACCGCCCCAACCCCAATGCGAAAAGGATTCGCGTCCGGCTGGTCGGCGCGGGAGGTTCCGGAGGCGGATGTGCACCTGTCGAGGTGAGCACTCTGCGAATTGGCGGAGGCGGTGGCGCCGGTGCCTATGCGGAAGGTCTGTACGACGTGACAACGGACATGCTCGCCGGCGTGCCGGTCACGCTGGGCGCTGGTGGCGCGTCCCGCACTGTGGCTGGCTTGGCGGGGGGCGGCGCTTCGTTCGGTTCTTTGATGAGTGCTGCCGGTGGCGCTGGCGGATCGGTTCTGGCTGTCGCCGTGGGACCCACGGCGAACGGCTTCGTCCAGGGCGGTCCGGGTGGTCAGGTGGTCACGGGCGGCAATCTGACCAACGCCCGCGGCATGAGCGGTGGGTTCGCGATGTTCAACAACAATTGGGGCGTGCTTTCCGGTACCGGAGGGGCCAGCCCGTTTGATGGCGGTGCGTCGTCCACCGGTATCAACGGCAATGGCTATGCGGGGGTTCGTGGTTCCGGAGGTGGAGGTACCTGCTCCAACAACACGTCTGTGTCGTTTCTGAGCGGTGCCGGCGGCAACGCTTTCTGTGAAATCTGGGAGTACGCGTAATGGTCATGTATGCACGCATTGAAAACGGTGTCGCGGTCGAAGTGATCGACACCGGTGACTACGCGATCGACCAACTCTTCGCGCCTGCTTTTGTCGCTGCGATGGTGCAGGTGCCCGAGGGTGTGAGCGTCGAAATCGGCGCGCCGATGGCCGATGCGACTCCCGCGATCGAACCTTCGTGCGAACCGCAAATTCCTGTCATCGCTCAGGTCGCAATGGTCGACGACAACGAGCCTCTGGCAGCAGAGCGCGCCTGGCGCCAGTCCGCACTCGCAGCCACCGAATGGCAAGTCACCCGCCACCGCGACGAGCAGGAACTGGGACGCGGAACAACGCTCAAGGCCCAGCAATATCTGGAGCTGCTCGAGTACCGCCAGGCCTTGCGTGACTGGCCAGGTGCCGGCGCATTTCCGTCCTCCGTTTTACGACCGTCAGCGCCCCAATGGCTGGCCACGGACATTGGCTGAAGCCCTCACACAACCCATGAATTCAGATAAGGAGATAAACCGTGGACTACCCCAATAGTGTTCCCAGCGCAGGTCTGGTGAACGGCAAGTTTGTCGATGAAGACCCGGTCACCGGCAAGCCGGGATCCTTGATCCCGGCCAGCTGGGGCAACGGCATCACTCAGGAGCTGCTGACCGTCATCCAGACCGCTGGCCTCACCCCGTCCGAGACTCGAACCGACCAAGTGCTGACGGCATTGCGCAGCAACAAACTGTTTGCGACCGCGCCGCAGTTCGACAACAGTCAGTCGGTCGCCACTACCGCTTTCGTGAGCCGCAGCGGTCTGCAGTTTTCCGGTTTCGCCTCCTATCCGACGAGTACGACTTTGACAGCGGCCAGCGTGGGCGGCGTGGCCAGTTTTTCCAGCGCCACGCCGATTACGGCGACCCTGCCTTCCGTTGCCAATATTCCTCATGCCGGGACCCTGCATATCCTCAACGCCGGGAATGGCGTTCTGACGATCAGTCCCACCGGCAATGAAGCCATTGAAACCTGCAACGGCACCATCGGCGCACTCAAGCTTGGCCTCGGTGATTCGGCGCAACTGGTCAAGTTGACCGGACAGTGGCGACTGTACGGCGGATCGATCAGCGACCGGTATGCGACGGCCCATTCCGGCGTCTACGGCAATGTCGGTTACCAGCGCTTTCCCAGCGGCAACATCGATCAATGGGGAGTCGGGACGACCGATTCCAATGGCGATGTCTATGTGACCTTTCCGATCGCATTCCCGACCGCCTTTTCATCGATTGTCGCCATCCATTCGGGCGGCGATGGAGCCATGGTCGTTCAGTACGCGGGATCGGAAAGCCGAACCGGATGCCGTTTGAAGGTCCGCAGTTATAACGGGGCCGTCTCGGCAAACTGGGGTATCTATTATTTTGCAAAGGGCTACTGAATGAACCCGTTCAATGTGTTTTTCAGCGCAACTACCCGGGCCGTTTATGTACCCGGTATCAACACCTCGGACATTCCCGAGGATGTGATCGAAATTCCTCAGGCGTACTGGATCTCCCTGTTGCAGCAATTGGCCGTCTCGCCAAAGGTGATTGGCGTCAACAATGACAACGGGTTTCCGATTCTGGTGGATCCGCCGCCACCGAGTCCCGAAGAAGCAGCCGATATCGAACGCCATTGGCGCACGGCGCAACTGGCCGCGACCGATGGCCTGGTGGCGCGTGATCGCGATGAGCTGGAGGACGGCGGCGGCACCACGCTGACCACCGAGCAATATGCCGAACTGCAAACCTATCGGCGCGAGTTGCGCGGCTGGCCCCAGGCGTCGTTTTTCCCGTTCAGCGAGCATCGTCCGGTAGCGCCGCGCTGGTTGGCTTCGGCGCTCTAGCAGATAAAGGAAACGGAAATGGATTACCCGAAAAGCGTTCCCGGCATCGGGCTGGTGAACGGCAAGTTCGTCAATGAAGACGTCGTCGGTGGATTGCCGGGATCGTTGATTCCCGCGACCTGGGGCAACGGTGTCACCGATGAGTTGTTGAATGTCGTCAAGTCTGCGGGCCTTGAGCCGAGCGAAAACGATGCGACGCAGTTGCTCCTGGCAATCAAAAAGATAAGCCAGGTCGGTGAAGATAAACACGCCGCGGATATCGGCGCTGCCAATCTGTACATGGCCAACTACGTGCCGGCCATCACGACGTTGAAGGACGGGCTGGCGCTGCGTTTCACCGCAGGCAATGCCAATACCGGAGCGAGTACCTTTGCGCCGAATGGCTTGCTGCCCAAGCCGCTTTTGAGTCTGGCGCAGAGTGCATTGCGCCCAGCGGAGATTGTCGCAGGCAGTGTTTGCTCTGTGGTTTACAGCGCTTTGCTGGACAGTTGGCTGCTGGTTTACGCCAGTGGCGGCAACGCCAACAGCGGTCGATTGCTGGGGATCAAGACGTTCACCTCTTCGGGAATTTATGTACCGACGACGGGGATGAAAAATGTGCTGGTCAAGGTGCTGGGTGGCGGCGGTGGCAGTGGTGGAATAGCCGCGACCAACGGCAGCCAGGTTTCACTTGCCGGTGGCGGTGCTTCCGGAAGCTATGCCGAAGCATGGATTTCTTCAGCCGTCATAGGTGCGAACCAAGTCATTACCGTGGGTGCAAAAGGTGCAGCCGGAGCTGTTGCAGCAAGTGCCGGTCCAGGTGGGACCAGCTCCTTCGGCTCTTTGGTGTCTGCACCGGGCGGTGGCGGATCTCCCTCTCTCGGAGTCATCAATGTCACCGATTTTGGCTTGTTCGTCGGTGGCTTTCCGAGCACGAGCGCTACCGGCGGCAATATTGTTAGCAGTTCGGGTGCGGCCGGCAGTCCGGGGATCAACGTCACTGGCTCAATTCTGGCCGGGCATGGCGGGAACTCTCCGTTGGGTGGCGGTGGCTCTGGTAGCAGCGTGGCTCTGAGTCTTGCAGCACCAGGAACCGGCTACGGGGCAGGCGCCGGCGGCATTGCCAACGCCCTCAACCAACCGGGCAGGCCCGGCGGTTCTGGCGCCCCCGGCGTCGTGATCATTTACGAGTACGCCTGATGAAAACCTACGCACGCGTTGTTGAAAACACGGTGGTCGAGCTGTTCTCGACCGATGGAAACATGGTCGAGATGTTTCACCCGGATCTGCTCTGGGTCGACATCACCGATATCACGCCCGCGCCGCAAATCGACTGGTCGGCAAACTTCGGCACCCTTGGCTGGGTGTTTTCGTCGCCGGAGGAAAGTGCCCCGGAGGGAACCCTGAAAACCCTGGCAAAGAAATGGCTGACCGGTCTCGGCCGCCAACCGTGATTCAATCGGGACATCCAGGGAGGATCGAGCATCATGCAAATCACTGAAGACAATCTACTCACCATCATGCCCAACGCCCGCCGCCAAGCGGGCGTTTTTGTTTCTGCACTCAACGATGCCATGGCGCGCCATCGCATCGACACGCCCAAGCGTATTGCCGCGTTTCTTGCCCAGATCGGGCATGAGTCGGGGCAATTGCAGTACGTGCGTGAACTGGGCAACAACCAATACCTGAGCAAATACGACACCGGTACGCTGGCCCTGCGGTTGGGTAACACGCCCGAGGCCGATGGCGACGGGCAGAAGTATCGCGGGCGCGGGCTGATCCAGATTACCGGCCGCACCAACTATCGCCAGTGCAGCCTCGGGCTGTTCGGCGATGAGCGACTGCTGGCGCTACCGGAGCTGCTGGAGCAACCGCAATGGGCGGCCGAATCCGCGGCGTGGTTCTGGGCGCAGAACGGCCTGAACGCGCTGGCCGACCGTGATGAGTTCAACAGCATCACCCGGCGGATCAACGGCGGGTTGAACGGCTTGCAGGATCGCCTGGAACTCTGGGGGCGGGCGAGGGCGGTGCTATGCCAGCCTTCGGTCTGAGCGTCTGGCGGCTGATTGGCCTGGTGCTGTTGGCCGCAGGATCGGCGGCGCTGGCCTGGCAGTTTCAGGACTGGCGCTACGGTCGTCAATTGGCCGAACAGGCCCGGCTGCAGGCCGAGACCCTCAATCAACTGACTTCGGCCGCTGCCGCCGCGCAACAGGCCGAGCAGGACAAGCGTCTGGCCCTGGAGCAAAGGCTCGCGGCCGGCGAACAAACCCATTACCGAGCACTGAACGATGCCCAACGTGATCAGGATCGCCTGCGCGATCGCCTTGCCACTGCTGATCTGCGCCTGTCAGTCCTCATCGACGCAGGCGACGCTGCCCAAGGCTGTGGTGTGCCAGCCGCCTCCGGCGCCGGCGGCGTGGATCATGCAGCCGTACGCGCCCGACTTGACCCGGCGCATGCTCGACGAATTGTCGCCATCACCGGCGAAGGCGACCGCGGACTGATCGCCTTGCAGGCCTGTCAGGCCTATATCAGAGCGCTGGCGCCTGCACATTTTGAATAAGCTTGTGTATTGAAAGCGCAACCGGCTCGTGTACGGTGGTACCCATTCCATCCGATCCGGAGCGCGCC